GCATACTCAGCATCCATAATGCCCCAGTATTCAAGAACTTCAAAATTCGGTGCGTAATCTTCTTGTCTACTATCGTCTTTAAGTTGGGACTCAAAATCTTTTTCAGTATAATTTGGTCCTAACCTAATTGTGTCTCGTATTGCATCTTCATCAAAGTAAGGCATATTTCTTAATTGCCTTAATTGACTACGATTCATTTTGTGTCTATGAATTACATATTCACATTCGTCTATATTTGTTGCTGCTGGGTCAGGATAAAAGTCCCAACAACTAACAAATTCAATCCTTGGAACTCTAACTTCTAATGGATTATAATTTCTTTCACCCTCAACAGTTTCATCCCATTTATGTAATTTTTTATTAAAATTAAATGGTCCTTTAACTATACCTGTTCCAAGTAAAGCAGATTCTAATAAAGCATTTCGTATTTCTGATGACCCATTAGACTCTTCTATTTGGTCATGTACTAATTTTTCTAAACGTCTAGCTGCTCTTTTTGCTGGTGATAATTCTAATTTTTGTGGGTCAGCACTAGGTCCATCTTGTAAAATACCTAAATCTTCTGCTTGATTTTCTAAGGTTTCTTCAAACATTTCACCAGAACTAAAAGTAGCTCCAGCTTTTAAAACATTACCATCACCTTCATAGCCGACATCGTAAATGTTTAAACCTTGTGGGTCATCCTCTAAACGATTACCTATATTATCTGGTAAAGGTCCTGACTCTAAGCCCGGTAAAGGATTATCAGTATCTAAATGAGCAATTTCTCTTTCACCTTCAGGTAATTTTGTTTCTGATATACCGATTGGAAACTTACCCGTGCCAAAAATGACATCTACTAATTGACCAAAAGCAGCTAATACTTTTGTTTTAGTAATCTTAACAAAAATTCTGGATTTTTCAGATTCTCTAAATTTAACACCTTTAGAATATAATCCACGATAATTCTCATATGATTTAATCCATCTTTTTTCATCTGAGTTTCGAGCATCTTCTGCTGTGTAAAATCTACTTTGAATAATACCAACTAAATTATTTTTTTGGTTTTCTTCAAGCTTTATATTTTTTCCAGCTTCACCCTCTACGTCTTCGTAAAGATTGTTTGCATTTAAAAATGTATTATCGTTTTCTGCCATTAATATCCAAATGTCCCATCTGAAGGTTCATATAAGTCTGTTTTTATTCTCAACATCCTATCATATGGATGGTCCATTCTTGGTCGACTCATTAACATATAACGTAAAGCATCATATGCATGGTCAGCCGAATGTGTATCAACATCTTCTGAGTTAGAACTTGACAAGGGCAGACTTTGTAACTCTTTTATTAAATTCTTACACGAACTTACGATTTGTAATTTAGGTCTTCCTGTTTGCCTATTTTGTCGTAAATATTCATGCACTTGAATTTTACCTGCTACTCTATTCTTATCAGCTCGTCTAAGTTTATGTCCTTGTCGAACTAAAGTTTCTCCTATTGTTGGTCCAGAGTATCCTGTTTTAGACCAAGCAGAAGTATCAAGTACACCTGTTATAGATTTAACTTCAGACTCTTCTAATTCAGTTATTCTATTACCTAGAGCTTCACCCGTTAGACCTTTTTCGTATAACTCTCTATATATAATGATGGTCTTATCTTCTGGGTCTATAGCAGCCCATAAGCAACAACTTTCAGAAGCATATCCGTAGTCAACTCCTTTTAATCTTTCCCACCAAGCAGGTATTTCAAATGGTGGTATGACATGAATATCAAGGTCAAATTCAGCAAAGGCTGCACCTTCACTTATTTCCCAGTTACCTTCTAAGAGCTGCTTTCTTTGTACTGGTGGCAGCGAAAGTAACATTCTTTCATATTCACCATCTTCCGCGAGAAAGGGATTGTCTTGCAGTCGTGCTGGAATAAATTTCCGTGTTAAACCATCTTTACCAACAAAACTTTTATTATGATTTGATGGTTCAACATACCTTTTTTTAACCCATTGAGCTCCTACTCCTCCCGGATTAGCTGTGCATCTTAAATATGTTTGCAGCTCTGGGTCAGTTGTTCTTAATCGTGATGCTAAATAGTTCCAACCAAACTCTGTTGGTAAGTGTGTAATCTCATCAAAACCAATCCAACTGTAGGCTTGACCTTGATAACGATACACGTCAGCATCTCTTTCCAAGAATCCAAATTCTATTTTAGCTCCAGAGGGAAAGTTCCATAACTTTTCTACCTCTCTAAACTTTGCTCCGGGAAATGCTCTTGGATACAACTCCCGAGATTTATCTATAAGCTCTCGAAGCTCTGGCATTGACCTTCTAAGTATTAAAGCTCTGTGAGCACTTTTATGACAATACCGCAATGGGTCAATAAGCATTGCAAAACTTTTACCACCCCCTGCTGCTCCACCATATAAAACATCTTTTTCTGGTGCAGCTAAGAAATCTGTCTGTGGTCCTTCATTTGGCATAAAAGCCACATGCGAACCAGTTTCATCTAAATGTTCTTGAATTTGCTGTGGAAGAACTTTTGTTTCTTCTTTAGTTAAAACATTAGATGTTAAAGCTTTCTCTTCGCTTTTTATTTCTTTTTTAGCTCGAGCTAAACTTCTAGTTAGCTTTTTTACTTTCTGATTCTTTTTATCTAATCTTCGTTTAGCCTGTAAAGCTAATTGTACATCAGAAAGTTCAGAGTTTCTTGGTCTACCTTTTTTACGGACAGACGAAGTATCTTCGTTTAGTATACCCTCAGTTTTTGCATTTGTCAAGTCTTTTGAATTATTTTTATTCTCTGCGGCCATAAATTTTATCTACATGTTTTTTTAAACCCGGTCTAGACATTCTACGACCAGTTTCGGCCTCTAACCAATCGACACCAATACCTAAACTTATTTCACCATGAAAGACTGCTTCAGATACTTCTTTTAAAACTTGTAACTCTTGGGGGTTTGGTTTGATATAACCTTCAATATCTTCATCTAACTCATAGCCAAACGGAATAGTTGATGAAGTTCTTCTAATATAACCATCAGGTATCATTTTCATTTATTATCCTTTGTTCCAAAAATTCTATCCCAGTTTTTAGCAAACTCCTCTTTTGAGACCCCTCTTTGTTCTGCACGTTTTTTATTTCTTGCCGCACTCAAACGTTTGTGACTAGATTTTACTTTAAAATGTCCTGCGTGTGGCATCTTACCATTTAGTTTTATGAGCCCAATAACGAGCACTCATTTTACTTGGATTAGGGTCTTGAGCATTATGTCGGGCATAGTAGGATTTTCTACGAGCTTTATCTTTTGCTGTTTTTGGATTCTTACCAGAACCAACAACACCTTGTTGTCCAAATCTTATTAATTTTAATTTATGACCATCTTGAGCTAAAACCATATGCGATTTAGTTTTATGACTAGGGGTGCGTTTAGGTTTATTAACACCACTCAAGTTATACTTCTTTAATAAAGATTTTTTTCTATTCTCATGGGCCATTATCTAGTTTTCCTATACTTCCTAGTTTTACGAGCAATTTTTTTTGGCTGTTTAGAAAATTGTTTACCTTTTTTAGTATCTGCTCTTTTCTTTCGACTAGTAGCAGCATACTCTTGAGCTGATAAAGACTTAATAGCTTTTTCTGGTAAATATCTTTCACCAGTTTCTGACGACTTTTTACCAGACTTAGTTCGCCATTTTTGTCTAGTCCAGTCTTTTAAACTACGTTGTGATTTTTTTAATGCCATTATGTTCTGTTATGTTTTCTTCTAATAGCTTCTTTGCCTTTTTTAGCTATTTGTGCTTGTTCATTTTTACCAGCAACTTTAGCTCGTTGTTCTAAAACAGTTAAAATTTGAATCTTACGAGCATAAGGCTTATTGATATTTTTAACTTTAGCCACAGTCTTACGAGCATCTGTAGGTGTAGCATACTTAATAGAGACTGTATCTTTAGGGTTTTCATCAGTGTAAAGTCTACGACTACTACCTTTTGGTTTTTTTCCTGTTCCTACTTTGGGGTCTTTTTTTCTTGTCATTCTTACCTGCTTTGGATAAAGCAATAGCAACCGCTTGTCTTTGTGGTTTACCTTCTTTTTTAAGCTTTTTAATATTACTAGAAATAGTCTTTTGACTACTTCCTCTTTTTAGGGGCATAAGGTGCTACTCGCTTTCCTGCTTTATTATATTTACCTGACTTCTTTTTAGCGATGGCAATAGCCGCTTGTTGAGCTCGACTTTTGGCCATTACTTATAGCCGCCACCTTTTCTTTTATACTCTGCTGCTAAGAGCTGGGCTTTTCGAGCAGACCACTGACCGGCTTTACCGCCTTTAGTACCAGCCTTGATTCTCTCAAAAAGCCTCTTACGCATTGTAGGTTTAGTATAATTACCTGCTTTATTAACTGTTGATTTTCTTTTTTTCTTAGCCATAATTAATGAATTGTAATATCATCCTCATTAATTTTATTAACATAAGTATAATCAGGACTATCCTCACTAACATGAATCTCATTAAACTCACCGGTAATAATTAAACCATGAGCCTCGGCTGTAAGTTTAGCAAGTTCTAAAGTCTCCGCAATAATATTCGGGCCTGAAAAACTTATATTTTTATCTTTAAATTCCGTCAGGAACATCTTCATAGTCTGCATCTTCTACGTCTAATACTGCCTTATCAGGCATCAAAAAAATCCCACCTGAGTTTAAGTTATGATTAATGTCAACTTTGTCGACTTTACTGACTCCAACTCTATCAAGTAAAGTTGTAGCAGCAGCTAATTTATTATTAGCTTGAATAATAGGCTTACTAGAACTCATAATCTCAATTAGTTTAAAAGCTGCTTGTGGGGCAGAGTTTGCTAAGACCTCTTGAGT